AGGGTGGGGGGCTCAAATTGCGAACCCCCCTCCCCCGGTGTCGGTGAAGAAATTTTATTTTTCAATCATCGATCTCAAACGTTTGATAGAAATTTGTTCCATCAAGTTTGAGAATTCGATCAATTGCATCTTCAATTTCTTCACTTTCAAGTTCTTCACTTAACGAATCGCTTGACACACACAGCCTAGCTACCAGGCCACAGGTACCGTAGCCGTGTGCTGTGTCGAAAGCAAACCATTCGTCCCATGAAGTTCTTGGATCGTAAGGATTGTCCACTGTGGACAGCATCCTAGCCATAGTAGACCTCCTCAGAGAGGCCCTGTGAGAGGGTGTGTACCATGGTGTGGTCAGCCCTCCTCTAGAGCACGGTGTACAGAAGTTGTAGAGATTCCCAAAGCTTCAGCAATCTCAGCAGCAGTCTTACCTCTACTACTCATAGCCTTGGCTCTGGCCACCATGCTGGACGATACCTTAGGCTGGGACCTAGGTGTAGCCAGTTCCCTAACTACTGATTCATCAGCAAGTTCAAGAACCTTGTTGAGAGCAGCCTGTGAAACAGCACCTTCCTGGATAGCCTGCCACTCCTTAGGAGTGATAGAGAAAGGCTTCTTACCAGCCCCCGTTCTTGAACGGGCCTCGGCTAAAGCCTGGCGGCGGGCTTTCTGTAGGCGCTCCTTGTCATTGGCCAGAGTTGGATCAGCCTGCTTCTTAGCCCTGATCACCGCATCTGCCAGTACCTGAGCCTGGCGTTCACGGGGCTTATTCCGGAGGGCCTCGTTAACTTTGGCCTTGAGGGATTTAACCTCAGGGGCATAGGTCTTTGCAGCCTGGGGGTTCTTTCGAACAGAGGGGATAGCAAGCGTAGCCTTACGGGCTTCGTTAGCCATAGCCTTCAGTTCGTTAGAGTGATTGGCATAGACCGTTTCGATAGCACTCCCGTTCTTAGAAACGAGGGAGTATGCATCATGGGTCTCGGCCAACTTAGTAGACTTCTCGGTGCGGAGTACCGTCTTACCCTTCTTGTCTACATAGGTAGCCCCAGTCTCTTCATAGACCTTGCGTCCTGTCCGCTTATCAATAGGCCCGCCCTTTGAAGCGGACCGGGCTTTTCTTTCGGCAACACGCTTCTCGGAAGAAGCACGGCTGATAAGAGTAGAAGCCCCAGCGTTTGCCTTACCCTGGTATTTCTTCTTGAGGGCGGCAATACCATTATCGATCTCGGACTGCTTGTAGTTGAGCTTGTGCTTCTCAGCATCAATCACAACCATGGAGTGGCGAACTGCCCGTGCAATCTCAGCCTGGTTGGCACCACCGATAGTCATGTCGGTGATCAGGTTTGAAACCTCACCCATCTTCATCTGCTTCTGCTTAGAAGTCATGGGTTTCATACCCTCGTATGCCGGGTACATAACCTTGGGGTCGAAGTCCTTCAGGCCCTTGAGAGCCGGTGAGGTCTTGACCTTTCCGCCATTGTTCGGAATGACAAGAACAGAGTCACCATCAAAGTCAGCACCTGACAGCCTTTCTGCAACCTTGGGATGAATCCCGATTGCGTCCTTAACCTTAGTCCCTATTGCTTTTCTGGCATGGGGGTTTTTATTGTTGACTGTCAGTTCAGGGATCTCGAACCGTCCACCGTGAGGGTGACGAACAAGAACAACCTTCTCCCCATGTTTGAAGTTGGGGGCGTAAACCTCCGTTGTCTTCATCTTGGGAACGGGAAGGATCACCTGGCTGGCCTGTCGAGGAAGAGCAGCGGCCTTCAGATCCACAGCGTCAGAGTCTACCGAGTCTGCGAAAGACTGCAGCAGTTTCTTCTTGACGGAGGGATTCGTGAGAGCCATGATCTCTTCAAACTCAGCACGGCGCTTGTCTCGTACCTTCTGAAGCTGCTGCTTAGCAAGAGAGACTGGCTGCTTCGAGAGGAACTGGGAGCTCAAGGTCTTCGACCAATCACCCCAAGTACCCTCATCGTTGACGATGTTCATCGCAGAGAGCTTCTTCCGACCATTCGAGTCGGTGTAGTGAAGCTGCTTGCGGATTACAGAACCGAAGGGGTTCGACGGGTCACCAGTCTGCTTCTTGAGTGCATCCAGCTTGTTCCCGGTTGGGTTCTTGTTAGTGTTGAACCGGAGGTCATACCCCTTAGGAATGTCGTCCGAGTACATCGCCATACCCTTGAGGTAGTGTGTACCATCAACACTGATTCGAACCTGAGCATAGTTTGAGCCACCGAGGGAGAGGTCTTTGACTCCACGTCGAACCTCAATGACGCCGTCCATATCGGTACCACCCTCGTTCCCATAGCGAACCTTGAGTCGCTTGCTGGAAACTGCAGTGGGCTTCTCGATACCGTACACGGTACGACCTCGGTCCTCAATATTGACACCGGGGGCCTTAATTTCGCCCCGCTTGGCCAGAACCGTCTTGTAGTCCATGCCCGGAGGCACCAAGACCTTCATTTCGGTGAACTTACCAGTCGTCTGCTGCTGGACCTTCACCTTGTGGACGTGATAACCCTCAGCCTCAAGCATAGCAGTGGCGGTCTTCATCTTGGTGCTTGTGACACCCATGTTGACCTCAACGCCGAGTCCGACGTCAAGTAAACCGTCCTTACCGACCTGCTTCTTGAGCTCCTTGGCAAGCGCCTCAGTGCTCCCAGCCCTTTCTTTGAGGGTGGGGTCTAAAAGTGCTCTAACGGAAGACTCGTTGATGCCCATACGGCGACCAATGGCCGTGTTAGACATCCCCTTCTCCTTGAGACGGGCCACCATCGCAACGTCAGCCTTACGCTTCTCGTTCTTGGCGATGGATCGCTGTGCTCGGAGCTGGGTAGTGGTCATTCCAAGGCCCTTGGCGATCTCAGTCTCAGTGAGACCCTTCGCCTTGAGGTCTTTGATGGTAGAGAGTAGGTCACCAGAATGCTGGTTCGGGTCCTGTCCAGAACCCCAAGGATAGCGCCCGGAACGGCGCTTAACACCATAGTGGGCGAGATCCATTAGGCCTCCTCTTCCTTGATCTTCTCGATCAGCTTGTCAAATTGGATGATGGTGTCCATGATTCGGGCAATATCCTCGCCCTCAGGGTTTGCTACCTGAATGTCATCATTCTGGTAGATTCGGAGCTCATAGTTAATGGCTCCGGGACGCTCATCATACTCAAGGCAGAAGAGTGCCGCGTATATCATGAGCTGATCAACCTTGGCGGGGTGGACCCCCGTCTTTAGATCGTGGATGCGTAACAATCCCTTGTCGAAGGAAATGGCATCCGCAGTACCGAAGCAGTTGACCGAGTAGAACAGAACCTGCTCTGGGGTCATCCGAAAGCCGATAGCATCGTTCACGTAGTTGTTGAACGTCACCTTGTTGCGGGGCATGCGCATCTTCAGACGAATGTGCTCAGCAGCGAGCTCGTGAAGACGGGTACCCTTCGCAGCGGCCTGGGATGTCCGGAAGGACTCGATCAGCTTGTCGGGAGAGTAGTTGAGCCAGTGATACTTACTGGCGGAGAGGAATGCGTGAGCTCCGTTAAGCTGTGAGTGATTGTTGAACCTCATTGAGAATCTCGCTCTCGTTCTCGGGGTAGATGAATGCTGCGTACGACATGGCGTACATGGTCCGAACGTAGTGTGCTTGGTTTGGACGGACAGACGCGGTTGCGCCTCGCTTCACCTCAAGGGCTGCCCAACGATTCTTGTACAGGAGAATCAGATCGGGTATGCCTTGAATGTAGTTGGGATCATTTTTCAGAATGATGATCCCGGGTAGAATCTTGTTCAGCTTCTTGATGAGCTGTGCTTGGAATTGTGACTCACGCATGGTGTGCTCCTCTGGGTAAGCCTATAAGAAGGGATAGGCTTGTTTCTATCCTTCTTATCATTATATGCGTAGTTCGCGACAAGGGGTGTCACACGTATTGTAGAGGAGGTATTCTGGAGAAAGGGTGGGTTTTGTTACAGATGTGACTGATGTGAAAATCCGATCGATAAACATCATCAAACATCATCAAACAGTACCACTTGAGGTGGTGGGCACAAAAACCCAAAAAAATCCCTATACTTATATATATTTAAAAATATCAATCAATCAATCAATATATATATTTACAAAAAAGTGGTCCACTAGTGACCTTTCGTTGCAATTCCAAGGAAAAGTCTACAATACGTGTGAGGACCACTGGACCACTTTTTTTGGCCCACCCAGGTTTCGAGTCACATTAGTCACATCTGTAACACAAAAAAGTGGTCCAACGTCGGCCCAAACCAAGGTGTCACACGTATTGTAACCCTCAATTTGGACCGACGTCACACGTATTCTAACCGACAAATGCCCTCTCGTTGAACACCTTCTTCGAGCTCAGCGACCGCCGAACCGCCTCATCTATCGAGGAACGAGACTCAAGAAAGTAGTATTTCAACCGAGAATAGGGCGTGTTCAATCGGTCAATCCGACCCTCGCACTGCTCCGTCACTCGCCAGGAATAGTTGAGGGACCAGAAGAGAACCGTATCGGTACTAGTACAGTTCCATCCCTCTGCTGCCGAGGTGTACTGACAGATATAGACCCATCGAGGTTCTGCTGGTATAGCATCGTGCCGATGTCCATTCCATTGCGCCGTAGGCAGTCCAAGGCTCTCTGCAACTGCAAGGATTCGATCGAGCTCATAGTTGTAATTGTAGAATACGATAACCCTCTCATTGCTTGAGAGTATGCGCTTGGCTTGCTCTGAACGCCAGTCATTGTCGCTCACTACCTTTCTCAAGATTCTGCAGACCCCACCTGCGTCTCTAAGGGGTTCCTCTGTCCAGGGATCCATCCTGTTCTTCACGACCCACTTATACAAGTCACGGTCGTAGTCACAGTAGACAGTCTCCCTCTCACGAGTAGTGTGTCGCTCCACCGGCATCTCCACAAGGATACTCCGACGAAGTCGCTGCAGCTTCGCATCCCCTATGTATCGTTTGACCTTGGGGTATTTTGCGAACCTGTCAAATATGACATGATCCTCCATGAACTCCGTACGAGTCCTGAAGAATCCGTGCGCCATGAATACCGGGAGGTAGTCCATCCAGACATCTCCAGGGGTGGCTGAGAGCAGAAGCCATGTGTTCTTACGAGTGATCTTCAAGAACTCCTTGACCCAGCGCCCACTGCCGGAAGCACGCTGCTCATCAAAAAAGAATACCGCGTGTTCTCGATCCGAGTACTTCCCGATGTTGTTCCACGAGTCCACCACAATGGATGAACCGGTGAAACTACATGCAGGATCTGTACTCAGACCGAGACGCGCAGCTTCTTCCTCCCACTCAAGGGAGTCCCGCTTCTTAGCGGTTGTGATGACATACAGCGTAGGGGAGCCCTTGACCTTCTTCTTAGCCAAGGACCCCCCTTTCTCGAACGAGGCGGCGTTACAAACCGACGTGAGGTACCACGCCAGGCTGGTCAGGGTCTTCCCCGAACCGACGCCACCCGCCAAGATGCTGCCGTTCTGCAGTTGACGCACCGCCTGGATTTGCTCAAGGCGATACGTAACTGTCATGGTTAGTGTGTTCTCCTTTCAAGACATGATCCGAAGATCCACTCGTCGAATGCAGACTCGTACCCCTCGAGCATCCACCCAAGGCGACCCTCAGCATATTCCTCCTTGCGGAACTCGGAGTTGCTCTTCAGGTAGAGGTTCTTCACCTTGAGGTTCCGTCGGTTTCCGTCCTTGTACTGTACGAAGTGATACGGAGGGATCTCTCCGACAAAGGCATTCCATACGAGAACACCAGCAGAGCGCTTGAGCTGCTTTCTACCACCAACCGGGTACATCCGATAGCACCAGGTCTGCTTGTCAAGGAACGGGGACAGACAACGGCCAGTCTTCTTGTTTCGAACCCTCCCCAAGTCCGACACCTCGTACTTCTCAAAGGGGTGGGGGATTGTCTTCCACTGCTCAGTAGCCAAATCGAGTCTTTCTATCCGACTCCGACTCAGTACACGAGCCGAAGATGTAGTCGTCGAACTCAGAACGGGTCTCTTCGAAGAGAGCATCCATCCGAGCATTGTACTCCTCATACCAGGCCTGCCGGTACTCTGAGTAGGACACCAGCTTGAGGTTCTCAAGGCTGCAGTTGGCCATGTCACCATTCAAATGAATGACATATCGCCGTGCCCCGGGCTCTCCATGGAATGCACGCCAGATAGTCACACCACAGCGAACCATGGTCTGCTTACCTGAGTCATCGCGATACAGGGAGAACCCGGGGGCTCCGTCAGAACAGCGCTGGATACGCAATACCCTACCGCTCGAGATATTCCGCACCCGACCGAGATCAGATGCCTCATACCTTGAGAAGGGGTGGGGTAAACTTCGCCAGCGCTCAGTCAATGTGCATGGCCTTGATGTGATCCAGGAGGTACTTCGTCTCGCCCGTCTCAGAGTCAGTTACGATCCGGAGCTTGGTCGTTCGACGAGCGTAGTAGTACCGCTTGTTCTTCTCCTTGTCCTGGAAGACGAAGAAGAGGACACCCTTAGCGATCTCCTGAACCCTGATGAGACGCATCGGGACACCGGAGACAACAACCTCCGAGACGTCCTCCGACTTGAGCGCCTTCTTGATCTGCTCGAGGTCAGTGATCTCCTGAGTGGGGTCGTCAAGACTCCAGGAATCAGAGAGGGGGTTTTGGATGAACTTCTGATCGCTGGTGAAATCAACTCTGATCATGAAGTCACGATCCTGACGCTTGAGGTAAAGGTACCACACCTTATACCCATTCATCTCGGCGTTGGTGGGCTCCATTCCCATCACGTGCCAGAAGTATCCCCCGCGCAAGAAAATGACCGGGGCCAACTTCTGGAAGGTTTGGTTGATACGGAACAGGTTGAAGTCGTTGACGTTCATGCGCATAGCGTTTCCCATGTGGATTGCCACCCATTCTGTGTTAGGTCGGAATTGAATGAACTTGAAGTTGGTGATGTCCTCGATGAGCTTATGGGTATACCCAGTCCCAGAGACACTGAATAACCATGAGTTGTCCGTACCCAGACCATTCTCTTTTCGGAAATCCGTCACCAGAACTGGACCCTCTTTTGACGAGAACTGAATATACATATGGTTCCCGCAGTCAAGAACCGCTCGAGTCTGGGTCAGGAATTCCTCCCACCCCATATACCGAGGGATGACATAATATCCAGCGTCGTTCACATCCATGATTCCTCCTCAGAAATAACGGATCGTGTCGGCGGCCCACTCGACGTTCTTGAGAACCCAGTCGTAACTCTGGTGCCCCTTCTCGTTCGTAATGGTGTGCCGAGTGAACTTGGACTTCAGATCATCCGAGAGTCGGAAGGTGTACCAGTGCCCCTTCTCTCGCTCGGCGGTGATCCACAGATCAGTCGAGCCAGGAACCCGCATGAAGGACTTGACATGGTACTGCCGAGACTCGTAGAAGAACGGAGTAGGCTTACCCTCACGAGCAGTCCAGTAGTCGTAGTACTCCTTGGCGCTGTAGGTCTTCCGCTCCTCGGCAAGGAACAGAACCGACCCATTGCTCATCAGGTCACCGTTCTTCACCCGCATCTTGGTGATGAGACCCTCAGCGTTCGTCATGTACATGATCCACTGGTCATCACAAGTGGGCTTGAACTCAGTGACGAAGAGTTCCCTGTTCCTGTAGATGAATGTGGGGAGCATAACCCCATCCGTCTCCTTGAGCTTGGCGAGGTACTGCATACGAAGCTCGTAGATGTCAACTGGACCCTCGTCAACCTTGATAAGAGTGATCATTTTGTGCTCCTTTTAATGCGTCGAGGGATGTCGTACTCGTCGAGAAGGTAGTCCATGAACGCGAAGAGATCCTTCTCAATCTCATCCGCAAGCTCTCGATTCCTTACCTGAGACACGTCTACAATAAACCGATAGCTGTTATTCGCAGTCCGCTTCTCAAGGTGAACGGAACACCGTGGCGTACGACGACGCTCAGGGTTCTTGATGTAGTCGAGCACGATCTCTCGACCAGGCTTAAGATCCGGGTTAGGATACAGAGTCTCTCGAGGCTCCTTGCCCTCAGCCCGGTCCCGCTTCCGAGCCTCAGTTAGGGCCTTCCTCTCGAACTCCTCAGATTCCTTGACAGCCCTCATGATATCGTCTGCAGTGACGATAAGTCGGCTAGCCACGTGTGTCCTTTCTATGAGATGGTGACCCCGGGGCCCTTTTACAGACCCCGGGGTATGAAATCAGCCTCGCCGCATCTCCCTGATGAAGATCCAGATCAGCCAGAATCCTCCGGTCACCGAGACCATGAAGACATCAAACAGGAAGTTGAAGAATCCGTAGCGTCGCATCAGGCAGCCACCTCCTCATCGGCATACTTGGCGTCGAGCGGGTCCTCGGAGATTGTGACATACATGGTGCCCAAATATGCCTTGACTCCGGTGTTCCCATTCGCCTCCCAGACGTAGGGGTTGATCGTGAGATCCACGTTCAGGATCTCGACGTAATCAAGGGAGTCGATCGTCTGCTCGTTGATATAAACCTTCCGTCGAGTCAGGTTCGGAATGCAGACAATCTTCGGAGGACGGGAACGATAAGAGGCCTCCACCTTAATGTAGTGGGTGAGAGCATCCGGGTCATTTCGAGACTCCCGGGTCTTCACATTCCAGTCGTCCCGCTCGAGCTCAGGGACCATGTCCTCAGGGATCTCCACACAGAACGTACGCTTCGTCCCCCCCGCGAAAGGACCAGAGGCGGAGAAGTCCTTAAAGAAGATGCGGGCATTCTCGATGGTGATGTTCTTGGGTCGTGCCATTGTGTACTCCTTAAATCAGGCTCGAAAATCGGGGTGGACGTTTGAGGGATCTCCCTGTGCAATCTCGAGCACTCGGGAAATGAATCGGGTGAGATTCTTCTTCTGGCGGCACTTGAACAGGATGGTGCGGATCCCACCTGCGAAGTTTATGTCCGCGTAAACGATATTCAGACCCTTGTAGAAGCTGACCTCCGTGTCGTCCGGAAGATCGAAGTGCATTTGGTGGCTGTACTTACCAACCCAAGAAGGCTTGACATTACTCCGCTTGTCAATATACTCGTCAAGCTTAACATCCTCAAACTCGTAAGCCTCCTCGTTCAGGTCGCCATTGAGGTCGAAGTAGTCAATGACACTGGGGTTCTTCTTACTCATGCGATCCACTCATCCTTAAGGTCGATCTTGTCGTGCATTACCTGCCTCAGGAACTCACAGGCGATCTGGTACTCACGGTTGTTGTAAATATAGATGGGCTTGATGGTGATGTCCTCGTCGTGGAGGAACACCCGCATCACGATGATCCGGTGAATGGGATCGTAGGTGACGATGAAGCTGTCCCCGTTCTTGAGCTGGTACTCAATAATGTCGGGGGCATTACAAATGACGAAGATATCATCAACGTCATTCTTCTCGCGATACTCCACTCCTCGACGGAATGCCTCGAAGCAGTCCTTGAGCTCAATAAACTCCGTGTCGATCCGAAGATGTGTCTCGTTGGCGACAATCTTTCCTGGCATGTGCGCTCCTTTCAAAGACCTATATCCCAGGTTCGGGATATAGGGGTAGAGATCAGTCTTCGGTCTTCTCAGTGATCTCGTCACCAAGCTTCAGTCCGTCGTTGATCGAGTCGACGACAACCTTTCCAGCGTGGGCGCTAGCAACGGAACTCAGGCCGAATACGCCAATCCACATAGCGACCTTGGTAAGGCCAGTGGCGGATTTGACGATCGGCGAGAGGGCGCGGCTAACAACCATACCGGAGCAGGTCTCGACAACCAGACGGACGGCGAGGGTAGCAACGGGGTTCATGATGTGTCCTTTCGTAGAGGGGTCTCATAATACCCGTGGTTTTTGACGCGGACCCCCGGGCCCTTTTACAGACCCGGGGGCTTTTACCAGACTACGTCAGGTCCAGTTTCGACGACCGCAGGCTGCGTCCTGAACGTACATCCAGTACCGCTGCCAGAAAGGACCGCGGACGATAATCCAGTGTCCACACATATCACTTCACCTCCTTCATAGGTACGTGATCGAATGAAAGCTGTGAGACAGTCCTGCGCCTCGAGTCGGGCATGAAGACCAGCTCGTTCAACCCGTCGTGGGAGAACATATACGCGGTCCAGTTAACCCAGTTGAAGCACAGGATCTTTCCCTCACGAGGGCAGGCTACTCGACAGTAACCCACCTGGTCCTTGAGGATCCGGGCATTCCAGTACTTGTTGACTCGACCATCAGGAGAATATACGGTCAAGGTGAAGTGCTTGACGTTGCTTCCATAGATGATCTCGTCGTCAGTAACAGGATCCCGGTCCTTCTCGATCGAGAGCTCCTGGTAGGGAAGCCAGCTGTTTATCAGATCAGCCATCAGTCCCAAGGCTCCAATCGTAAGAGTCAAGCTCCAAGGGTGAAGGCCTCGAAGTCCCCGAAGTCTCCCACCGCAGCCTTTGCAGCGTCAGCAAGACCTTCGAAGTAACTCCAGTCGACCCACTCCTTCCAGTCTTCTGCGTGGGCTTCCTTGAAGGACTCGAACTGTACCCACCGGTAACCGGTACTGCCTGATGCGGCATGGTAGTTGCCATCTTTCTCGCGGAGAAGAATCCCGCCTCCACGGTTCACGGGGACGAAGGCGCCGGTCTTACCGACGAACTCCATCTCAGGGTTCTCTTCTGTTCCGTTGTTGAGGTACAGAGCGGTTGTTACACTCTTGGTCTCCGCCACGTCTCGAATGTCCAGCTCCTCCTTCGAGAAGAGCTCCTTGAAGACGTAGGGGTGCTGGAACTGGGCACCAGTGGCGCTCCACTTCCCATCCTCGTAGTCGACATATACGGCCTTGTTCACGAGACACATACGGTCGTAAGTAGCCTCGTGCTCGAAGGTGTAGCCGTACTTCTTGCCGAACTCCATGACCTTCTCGATGATCTCGGGAGTGGCCCTAGGGATCTTGATCGAGTCGGTCTTGATATGAGCAACGTCGAACCCCTGCTCCTGGACGAAGTGCTTCAGATCCACCATAAACAGAGCGCCACGCTTGGCGACAATGTTGTCCACATTGCGGGGGTCCTTGAAGGGGTTGTCAAACTTCGCCGCAGTGAGACCGTACACCGAGTTGATTACGATCTTGAGAGCAAAGGCAAGTGCCTCATAGTCAACCCCCTCTTCAAGGAACGGACCCAGGGCTCCATCCAGAAGCTTTCGAGCAGTCTCGTCATCATGGTGCTTGATCGCTACTCGGGCTTGCTTGATCTCGCTGAAACGCTGAGTGTATCGGTCTCCGAAGAGGTTGAGACACTCGATTGAAGTGGGATGCATGCTCGCAACGTCGAGAAGTGCGACGTCGACGTAGATTCCTGGCTCGGAGTAGACGTATCCGCCCTCACCGACCTCCTCCCCACGATAGGTAGACTTGCCGAAAGCGTACTGATAGCCAGGGAATTGCTCACTGAGATCGGTGTAAACGAATTCACTCTGAGGATTCCTGTTCTTCCCGAAGATGATGAACTGACTGTGCTTGTTGGTCGTGTCGTTAGGCGTCAGACCAGAAAGCTTGGCAAGCATGAGGCGGGCCTGCCAGTCCGCATGGAGGTGATCGAATACCGCCTCGGTGGCGATAACGTCATTGTCACAGTAGGCTGCAACTTCCTCCCAACGCTCCTCGGGAACATTCTCGTCCCAAGGAATACCAAGCTCCTGGTGATGCAGGCCAAGCTCGATCTCCCACTTCTTGAGGGACATCTTGGTGGCCGCGAAGTCGTACACATCGGTGTAGGACAGGTTGTATGCCTCGACGAACCCAGCTGTGACGCTGTTCTCAATGATCCGCTTACTCAAGTCATACAGCTTGGCGTTGTTAAAGCCCAGCGTACGAGCATAGAGAATATGATTGTCGTACTTCCGGCAGTTGAAGCCGACAAGCCGCATCTCACAGAGGGCCTCGATCTCCTCGGGGGTGGGGTTAATCATCCGATGTACGGTTGGATTACCCTTCACCTTCCAGTTCACAAGGAACAGGTTCGGGAAGACCTCACAGTCGAAGAATACCAGCTCGCCGGTCGGGAACCCAACGGACTTCTCCTCAGGATCCTCGTTGGTGAACGGCATCTCCATTACGGCCTTAATCGCCGCCTCGGACTGGTGAGTCGAGTTCATAGCAAACGCCAGCACACGAGGCTTCAGGTCCTTGACATCATACACCATCCCCTGTTCCTTGGCGTCACGGAGGATCTTGGCTATGAAGTCGATCGAGGGCTTGGTTGATGGATGGATCTCCTTCCGAAGGTTGCGCTCAATAAGCTCCCTGACCTTCTTCTCGTTGGCCATGGTGGTCTTGTTGATCACTTTCTTCTCCTTAAACGGCAGCCCCTCCGAAATATGAGCCACCGGGATGTTGTTGCAGTGGGTGACCTTTCTCCTCAGAGAGGAATCACCTGTGAAGACTTTGATCTCAATGTCTTCGTCGTAGAGCCTCGCCAATTCGGTAGGGTCTCCGTCGTAGATGTAGTGAAGGTGAACTCCATTACCACCTTGACTGGTCTCGGCGTAGGTAGGGGGCCATTCTGAGGCGGCCTGTAGGTTTCGATTAAGGTCCTTCCTACCGTCTGTCTTGATATCAAAGTCGATAACGATGTGGTTCTCGGGGACTTTGACGTAGTGGACTTCATGAGTATCTATCTCACGAAGAGTGGTTCGAACGTTTGCCCATCGGAACTGCGGAGTCCCATGGTCTCCGGCTCTTTGGGCTGGACAGTCCGCCAGAACGTCGTCGAGAAGGGACTCGGAGTAGTCGAGGGCCAGTGAATATGGCTCCTCTGGAGAAGCCTCGAGTTCGGCAGGATCCAGTAGGTAATCCCGGAAGCCGGAATATACGTTGCGTAGTCTACCGTCCCCTGTCCGTACACGTGCATGAAAGTGCTCAAAGTAATCTTTGAGTTCTTCACGGAAGATGTATCGGCTCTTCGGGTACGGGATATTACTCTCACTACAGTACTCCTTATACAGCTTGTATGCCATCGTGAGACTAATGTACTCCTCTTCTTTGAAGAGAAGGTAATTCTCCTCAACAAAGTTGTACAGAACGTTAGTCCTGAGCATCATGTCCTGAGGCTTATAAGCGTCATAGTAGTGCTTACCAAGACTCCTATAAACACCAAGACAGTGATTAGCGATCTTCCCAAGCTCATCACGGATCTGAGTCATCAGAGTCTGATACTCGTCAGCCCCCACTGTTTGTCCGGTGGGGGAGATATCAATCAGTCGACGGATAATACCAGACTTCGAGTCGGTGATCTTGACAGGCTTATTAGTACCAATGAAAAGTAGCGCATTAATCCGTTTCGGATAACGCTTCATACCCTTCTCGTTGATCAGGATCGTTTCATGGGCCACCACGCTGTTAAGTAGCCCATTAGTCTCGATCCGAGAGAGGTCTCCATCCTGATCAATGGCCACGAGCGAACTCTTACCGAGAGAACTGGTCGCGAACTGATCTGACTTGGATCCAAGAGCTCCCGCATCGAAGACAGTTGTGTATCCTTGGAATAGAAGCTCCAGAATGTTGAGGACCGTTGACTTTCCCGATCCCGGGGGACCATACAAGACTGCAAACTTCTGAATCCGCTTAGAGTCGCCAGCCACGATGGAGCCGATGAGCCACTCAAGCTTTCGTCGAGCATCCTCATCATATAGAGTTCCAACGAGAGATCCCCAAGCGACCGGTTCGCCCTCCTCGAGAGAGTATGGGAGCCTTGCAGTGGCATAGTCTTCCTTTCTAGGAGTACTGTCTGCAAATATAAGCTTGGCGTTAAGCTCCTGCCCGTTGTCAGGGAGCCTGGACTTCCAAGTTTGGAAGCTGGTCCACAGTCCGTTGCTGTAGTTAGACAGCGGTTTTACAACGGTCTCAATCTGACCCTTGTGGTTCTTCTGGTGCTCGAAGAGGGACCGGTCTACAAACGTAGCGACGTCAAACTCGTCTGTAGACCAGAGCCCCTTCTCCTCATCCCAGATTGCCTGGAAGTCTCGCCCCTGAATGAGAATATCCCTCGATCGCCCGACGAGGAACTCAGGGTAGATTTCCACCTTTCCACTCTTTGTGGTACGCTCGCAGATTCGGTAGAAATCCATGAGTCTCCTTTACAAGTAATGTTCGTTTGCGTAGGCATTCATCTGGGCCCAGAGTTCCGCCTTACGCATATCACGTGCGCCATGAAGTGGGATCGCACGAAGAGGGAACATGGATCCGTGTCCCAGCTTCGTGTAATCCCTTGAGTTGATCCGCTCGAGAATAGACTCTACCTCTTCCTCGTGGCGGGGGTTGAACAGGGCCTCATCGTTATAGTCGTAGAGACCGCAGTTCTTCACCATCTCCCAGAAGTACCATTCCAGAGAATATGGTGTATCGTCATCCTCGAGCATCATGTCCATACGCTCGGCCAAAGCGATGAACATCTCGAGCATGGAGCAAGACTGCTCATTAAGCCAGACGTAGGAAACGTCATTATTCTCTCGAATGAACGCCCTACGTAGGTCAATACCATCCTGTGCACGGTTGATGTCGTTCTGGATCGTCACCCGGAACGGCGTCTGGTGCATGATCTCGAGCAAGCTCAAATATGATTCCTCGGGACACTCAGCCTTGCGAGTATCCCCGGTTCGATCCACAAGCCACTCGAAATATGAGTTATCCGGTGCCGCCTCGATCATTACTCGTCCTCGTAATACTCAACCCCGAGAACCGAGTGCTCGTACGAGTCGTCGAGAATGGTGATCTCGAAGTCCGCGTGGCGGCTCATGCTTCGGACATAGATGATGGAATCAGAGGCCGAGATTCCGCTGATGATATTGTCGAACCAGGACGTGTCCTGCATAGGAACGCCCCGGTTGTCAGCGAATACGTCGTCCTCCATGTAGTACGTAAGCTCGACATGCTCCTGATGCCCCTTAGCCCGGAACTCCTCTTCGGTGATCTGGTAGGCCTCGAAGTGCTGTCGATCCATCGTACGCTTGGTTACTTCCTCCTGGTCGGAATCTTCCACAGGAGTCGGAGAGTAGTCCACAACAGCGCTCGGTACCACCGGCTCAGGATCGGGTTCGCGATCCTCTGGATCAGGGCCATCTCCCAGTCGCACTTTGTGCTTCGCTTCAGCAATTTCTGCAAGCTCCTTGTTGATCTCGATTGTGGCTTCTTGGAAGTCCTGCTCAAACTTGCGAGCAAGAACGAAATATACGCCAATGCCGCCTGTGACAGCTCCGGCTGCGAAATATGCGATCTTCTCGAACATGACACCTCAGATCTTGTCGTACATCACGCCGTCGACGTTGAAGTCCAGCGCCCACTTGGTGACAGTACGGCCGTTCTTGTCCTCGCCCTCGAAGGTGCCCTCGAAGATGTTGAAGTCGACGAAGTCGTCGCCATTACCCTTGACCCAGCCAGTCACAGCACCAGCGGGAGTGTGGGGGAACCCGAGCATCTTGTACACCTCGTTGAGGAAGATGTGCCCACGAGTCTGAAGAATATCGTTCGCGTACTGCTGCTGGCACTTGAGGTGGAGCATAGAAAGGTCCTCGTCAGCAGACCAGTTCACGTTCTCGTCATCAAAGATAACACCGTAAGGCGAGACTCCGTTGACAGCAGAGATGGCCTCGAGAGTCATCTCGTCCTTGGTGAGGTCCTCATCAGCGACAGACACGATGGCATCCAGCACCGCGTCCTTACCGAACTTAGACTCGACCTTCTTCTTGTAGGTCTTGAAGGCCTGGTCGACAGCGGCGTATGCGGCAGCCAGAGAGGCGTTCCGCTTTAGCATGATGCCGTGTCCAGTCACCAGAGAGGCGATGGAGGCGGCACCAAGAATAAGGGCGGGGGCATAAAGCTTCGCGAGCTTGGTTGTCATTCGGGTGTAAAGGATGACCTTGTCCCGAGTGGCATCTTTGTCAGTGAGCTTGCCATCCTCGTGGGCCTCGTGGACCTTGACGAGAAGAGCAGCCTCCTCAGCCAGAGTCTCCTCAACCTTGAGGGTTGCCTTGGAGGCGAGAACCGTGGTGCCGATAAAGCCGACGGTACCAGCGGCAGTCAGAATGGTGGGGGCGTGCTTGCTGAGAACCAGTCCAGCGCGTCCAGCGAGGCGGGTAACAATTCCGAGATTCATTTGATACGTCCTGCTTCCTTGAGTCGAAGATAGATTGCGATTGCCTGGTCGTCTTCCATGCGTTCAACACGGCGACGCCACTTGTCTGAGAATGGGTAGGCGGCGATAAGCTCAAGCCGCACTTGCTGAGGATTCATCGTGCATTGATGTGGTCGGGTTTCGGGAGCTGAAGCATGTAGCCACGACGGCTACGGATCACCGACATGTACCGGGCCGAAGTCCAGCCCCAGTTCTCGTCAGTGTATTCGGTAGTGATACCGCAGAGATCGTAGAGGTCGGCGACGGTGGCAAGACCGTACTCCTCGATGAGATCCCCGAGTCGGTCGATAACGAGATAAGCTTCATCTCGGGATTCGAGCTCGATCTCTGAGAAATCATGGTATCGACGTGTACGAGGAGAAGCGTCTCGGCGATTGCCTGGTGCTGAGCCTGGTCGAGAATATGATCCGTAGGAGACACGGGACCCCCCGGACGAGCTGCGAGCTCGAGGAGAAGACTCTCCGAAGAGGAGACGTTCGATGCCCTGGCTGACCAGATCCGAGAGTGTGTTCTTGATAGCAGGGATCGTAACATCGTAAAGTAGATACTCGCCGACATTGTGAATATCCTCTCCAACGAAAGCAGATACCGCCTTCGTTCCGAAGCTAGACTTCTTCTTGGTGACGGTGGCAGTGGTGACCTGCTCAACCTTCTTGCGCTCAGGGAGCTTGCTGTTCGAGGGTAGGTTCGGACGAATCGGTGCGTTAGCCAAGGTGGCTCCTTTCAAAGGGGTGGGGGCCCCAGATTTCTCCAGGGCCCCCAAATATGAATCAGAGGCTGTTGAGCTCTGCCTCCTTGATCTTCTCCTCGACCTCGGCGAACTTACCGTCCTCCTTGACCTGCTTGAGGAGCTTCTCGGGGAGGATGCCCTCGTAGAACTGCTTCACGAGACCGGGGTTTTCCATGAAGAGGTCGAAGAGCTTCTCGTACTCGGGGGAGTTGAGGAAGGACTCCTTGATCTGGGGAGTCTTGACGAAGTGCTCGCCCTGACGCTCACCATACGAGGTACCGATCAGGTCGTCGAAGAACTCCATGAGGGTATACAGGTCCTCAGCGTCGATGGCCGACTGCATCCACTCCTGGAAGTTGGTGACGTTGTCGTACCGCTTGATGAAGTCGAACATCTCTCGGCGAGACAGGTGGAAGTACAGCTTCTTGGCCTTGGGCTCGTCGTCGAAGAAACCCTTGACGCGGACGATGTGAGAGAACATATGGGTGGTTTCCTTTCAGTTGATCTTGAAGTAGTTTTCCTTGGGCGACACAAGGAAGTCGACGGTCAGGACAGGCTCGCCCTTCTCCGTCAGTTGTGAACCGAACTCCACAGAAAGGGAATTAGGCTCAGACCAGCCTACCAGCTCTCCTGCCGCGATGGGAGGAATCCCGAGGCCATTGTAGAACTCATTGAGAGAGGCATAACACTCGAGATTGAGCTGACCATTGATGTTGTTCTCGACTCGACGAATTGTTTCAATGTCGGACTTGAAATATCGTCCCGAGAATACATCATAGCAGAGGACGTCTCCGGAGGAAGCGACCAGAACGGATCCGGACACAGGCTTGCCAGCATCTTGAACCGATTTCTCTGCAACGCGGGCCTTAACCTTCTCCAGGTCCTTCGGCTTAACCACGTCCGCCACCGCGTCTCGATATCGTCTAAACGCCGCTTCTGAACCCGAGTAGGCCAACGCAAACGCCGCTCCACGAGCATACTGGATACGGTTTGCCGCGACAATCGATACCAGAGTTGCAACCCCTGTGATGGCCGGGGGAATGTATACCCGATAAGATATTGCGAACTTCTCCCGCCAGGTGAGGTCCTCCGGCGACCGGAGGTTATCCTCACAATAATCGGCGATCCGTTCAACCGCGAGCGTCGTAGACTTCGCCGTGAGGATGGCCGTAGCGACGGTCCCAATGCACGCGGAAGCCGTGAGAATCGCTGGCGCGTTTGCCTTGATAAATTGCGTACAACCGTTCGCATTGATCACTTGTCCTCCTTCAGCTGAAGCTTGATCTCGTCCTTACCGAGACCGGGATATGTCGTACGAGAGATCTCGAGCTTACTCAGGTGGGCGGCTACCTCCATGCGGATAAGCGACTCGATGTCTTTACGAGAGAGGATTCCCTGCTCTCGCATTACCGCCTTGACAGTAGCCTTTGCGTGGTCGTTGAAGACAAAGCTGCCTGTAGAACCCGGAAGACCCCGTGGTCCTTCTATACCTCGAGGACCAGTCGGCCCAGGAGGCCCAGGAGGCCCCTCGATAACCTTGACCTGGGCCCACTCCTTGTCTCGGATAACCTTGCATGCGGTTCCGATCAAAGCCATAAGCTGGACCCAGAGTAGGACGATCGAGATGGCTCCGAGAATATAAAGCGTATACCAGATGATACTCACTTGTGCTTCCTTTCTACTTTCCTGAGTCGAGGAGTGAGTTTGTAATTCTGCGGATTGTTGACGCAATCCAGGATGTAATCTGGGGTGAACTCCCAAACACCAGTCTCTTTAGGGTAGTGTCGGAAATCGATGGAATCTGCGGACATTCGTCGGAGGTATTCTCGTCGTGAATCCCCTCTACGGCAAGCGCGAGACTCCCCCGTAGCCCCATCCACCCCAAGGTATAGGATGGACAGCGCATCGGCGGTGATGACTTCTGTGTGTCGTGATAGGAGTTCCATGACACCTCCGGGCGTGAGGATGACAACTCGATTAGGGCGGTCTCCCCTCCGGGTAATCTCGTCACGTGGAACTCCGTATCGCCAGCCTCGGAAGACCTCACTACAGATAAGATCTCCTCGTCCTTCCCACTCTGCAAAGGCACTATCCTTGAGGAAGTAGTAGGAAGAAGTGTCCTCTCCCATACGTCGAGGGCGTGTGGTGGCAGTGCGGACTGCATGGTATCCCTCATTCTCAACCAGCTCCTTCTGGAATGTGGACTTGCCTGAACAACTTGGACCGAGAAGTACGACTAACATATCACTCCGCCGAGATTGTGTAGAGGATGACAGTGAAAGCCGCAAACAAGAATCCGATTGCGGTGATGACCAGCTTGACAAAGAAGGCCACGTTTGTCAGCCACACAAGCCAGGTTGCGAAGCTGATTGCTCCGAAGACGATCAGGAAGATGAGACTGATGAGGATGTAGTAGATCGGTGGTTCCTCGAACATGGTGTGCTCCTTTCTAGCTCGAGAAAAAGCCTATACCCCAAGTCGGGGTATAGTGCTGAATTACCAGCGGTTGATCTTACGATCACGGCGCGCGATGAAACGCTGCTGGACACCAACAACGTGCTTCATCCGGCTATTCGCACCCCTGCCAATAAAGCAGGATGCGAGAACAATTCCGAGGATGAAGGTCACGGTCTTGATGACAGAAACGAGAATGCGGGTCATGATGTGGTCCTTTCAAACGGAGGGGTTTCAATATAGGACCGGTTTTTTTCGCGGGCTATTTCATCTTCTTTCGAATCTCTCGAAGCTCGAGCCAGATCAGCATGAGCAGGCCGTAGATACCAAGCCACTGTCCGAATTCCATGTTCGCTCCTTAGAAAAGCCTATATCCCAGGTCGGGATATAGGATGAGGTCTCAGTCGGTCTCTTCAGAGGCTTCGATCTCGTCAAGCTCATCGAGGTCATCGTGCTCAAGCTCTTCGGGCTCGTCCACGTCCGGAACCGAACGGAACGCCATGAGGGTGAGAGCAGCACCAGCTGTGAGTACAGCAGCACCAGCAATCAACTTCTTGGAGTTGCGCTTGATAGCGGGCAGGACAGCGTCCTTGTTGAACTTGAACTCGACGATCTTCTCGTTGGTCTCAACGGAGTTGTCGTGGGTCTCAGTCATGAGGGTTTCCTTTCAAATAGAGGGGTCTCATATAAGGCATGGTTTTTCTCGCGGAAAGCCTATACCCCATGTCGGGGTATAGAACTTGGATCAACGGGAAACGGCGAGAGCCTGTTCCACCATCGTATCCCATTCATCATCGGTCATCAGCTCAGCGCGCAACTTCGCGTTCTCGACTTCGAGCGTCCGCACGCGGGCCTTAAGGTTAAAGGTGGCGTACTTCTGCTCTTCGTGAGCAACAGCGAAGAAGATGCTGAGGATGGTGACGAGGCAGAGAGCGATGTAGAGCATAGTCTTTCCTTTCGTAGGATCTTCAATATAGTACAGGTTATACTTGCGAAAAAAAAAGATAAGCCTAGATCCCATGGCGGGATCTTTGGCTGGAAGGTGGTAGGATCAGAAGTTCCAGGTCTTCTTCTTGCCAACCAGCTCGGCGGCGATCAGCACGAGGCCGATGACGACGAAGGGGGCAATGACAAGAGCGAGGAGGGTGGTCATTGTGGTTCCTTTCTAAGGGTCTTCAATATACCATCCGTTTTTCACGCGAAAAAAAAAAGATAAGCCTAGATCCCATGGCGGGATCTAGTACTTTGTCAGAGGTAGTAGTGGTCGTACTGCTCAGAGCTCAGTCCAGTAGCAGCAAGCTCCTCGGCGTAGTCGAGGGCAGCCTGTGCAGCGGCGGGAGAGAGGTTCATGAGAGTGTCCTTTCTATGACGGGTTTCAATATAGAGCCCGTTTTCTACGCGAAAAAAAGATAAGCCCAGCCCCCCATGCGTATAGCACAGGGGGCCAGGCGAATCTCAGAAGGGTTTAACCTTCATGATCAAACCGAACGCCTTCGAGCTGACGACTGCAAGTCGCTCGTACTGGAGGACGGCTACGATACCAGCCAGCGAGGTAGCTGCACCGAGAATTGCGTCTTTGCTGAGCTTCTTGCTCTCGCCAAGGGCTTTGGCTTTTGCAAGAGTCTCGACATTGCGAGCAATTGTGGTGTAGTCCTCACTAGATGGATCGTGAAGCTCGGCCTCCTTCAGAGCAGCTTCAATTGTCTGCTGAATGGGGTCAGGGTTCTTCATGGGTGTGGCTCCTTTCTAGGGTCTTCAATATAGAGCAGGTTTTTCTCGCTTAGACCTGCTTGACGTCCAGCGTCACCTTCCCATTCCGGAGCATCTCAGCTACGCCCTGGTCGAAGGTGGCGTGGATACCCTGGTCCTCGGACACGTGAAGGGCTCCGGAGGGCTGAGTCCCCTGGTACTTGTTGGAGCTCACGCCGAGAAGCACACCCAGGAAGGTGTCGACAGCCGCGATAGTACCAGCAACCTCGGTCGGGGCCGGGAGGTGCCAGAGTGCGGCGAGGGTGACGTAGAGAGCACTGGTAGCGGGAAGGCAGACCAGCGCAACCCACTTCAGAATGTCATACGTCTTGTTGTGCATCGATTCTCCTTGCTTGAGATGCTTAGCCATTTTCTTTCTTCCTCCTAGCGGGAGGTCTTGGGGTAGGGACCACGGGGAGCCGTTTAACTTCGTCGACGATTCTCTCGGCAAGACCGTTACCACCGAATTCCAAGTAGGGATCAACGAGGTACTTCATGAAGTCCTCGTACTCGTCAAGGGTAAGGAACCCTCGGTGGATATAGGTCTTTCCGACATAGACGATACGGTCGTGTGCCATCCCCAGGAGCAGACGAGTATTTGCCGAACTCTTCTCTCGCCGCTTCTGAAGGTATGCCCAGAACCCAGTGGAGCTGAATATACCTAGGAATACGGCGACAGTGAGATCCAAGAATGGACTGAAACCGAAGTGCGTCATTTTAACCGATCAAGAAATATGGACGAATGCCGAATCCGTAATTAATAGGGGCGGTTGAGACCTCACCGTTGGCCTTGAGATATACAGCGGTACTCTGGTGGGACCTGTCACGAAGCCAGTACTCATACCCTGGGAAGATCATAGTGTGATTCTTCTCGAACGCCGAGAGCTGACCAAGGTTGAGAGCGTTGCCCTCAGGACCGGCGCCCATCAGTCGACGACCGAACACCATGGTCTCGTCAAGGAGCATGGCGTATGAGCTGTACCAGGTGTACGAGATAACCGTTCCTTCAGTGCGGATACCCTGAGAGACTCGAGTCCAGCCCTTCATGAGGTTGTCTCCGAATACAGACCGGGCCATTCGCTCAGCCTGAGCAAGCCCAGACTTATTGATCGTGTGATCCAGATAAGAGCCCGTGAATGGGTTTGTCTCATGAAGTGGGGCACTATATAGCGCCTTGTCAGGGACAACCACCACATGGTGCTGCGTAATAGGTGTACCACCAACACCCATAAAATAGTTGAACGCGGCGATTCGCCAGTTAACTCCAGCATATGTCCAGTAGTCACCAAGGTACATACCACTGAATGTACCATTTCGGATACTAGGCATGTACTGTGAGACACTAGTACCAAGAGATGCACCTCGGTACACGGAGTTGTGCATACCGAAGTGGCTAATGTTTACCATGTTGTAGAACGTCGATGACGTCTCCAACTTGGATGATACGTTAGTAACACTGGACTCGATATTCCCAGCCCGGCTCTCAAGCTGAGAGATCTTGGTGTTCTGGGCGTTATCGCTAGCCTTGAGGTTGGCCACATCGGTCGAGGTGTTCCCACCAGCGTTCTGCAGAGCGTCTCGAACGGTCTGGAACCAGTTGTCGAATTCGCCCTGAAGCTTAGCCTGGAGGGAGTTGAGGTTGATCGTACTTACCGGTCCACTCACATACGGAGTAAGGCTGGATCCTACGAAGTTCGTGATCGACTCAGTACCGATGGCTCGGGCGTTCTTCACGACTCGAATGTTGGCGAGGATCATGTACTTCTTCTCACCATCGCTCGGAATGAGCGGGGGATTAGGAGTAGCCGAGGCGGTACCCTTGATGATCTCGAGCTTGGCGCCTCGGACCGCCTTAGAAATATCGACAGACAGAACAACCGAGTCGATACGGTCCAGAGTGGCGTTAGCTGCCTGGACGGCGAGTGTCTCATCTCCGGTGTTCTCGACCCAACGACGGTTTAGCCAAGCCTTCCCGGAACCAACGAAGATATTCATGCTGTTCGCAACCGGTCGAACTAAGAACTTATCTCCTACGTTAGGAAACACCCCATCAGAGATGATTCCGTCAAATAGGGACCCGAACTGGTCTGCGTCGTATACACGGTCACCATTCACCGAGTTGTAGAAGCCACTATTAATGGGCATAGGTTAACCCCTTTCTCGAGGCTCAATAATCTCGCCCGGACCCTTACGAGCGAAGTCAATACGGAAGCTGTCGCCATTCCACTTGCCTCGAGAGGTCATGGAGATGGTGGGGACCTGAGAGAAACCGTCAGCAGACCAAGACTCTGTCATCTCGGTAAGCTGTGCCTCAATAGGTCTTGAGTTACGCCCGGTGGGGACATAGTAGAAAATATCTCCGACATCGAACCCGGTTCGGAACTGGACGTTTGAGAAACTATCGATCTTACCCGAGACCATCTCGACGGGAGAGTACTTAGGGAACATAGCATCAAGAACCCAGAAGGGATACCAGATCTCACTCAGAGATCGAATATGCTGCTTTTGGAGATCAGTCAGCTTATTCCAGTCCTCCACCTTGTAAGGCTTGTGAACCTGAGTATTGTCCCACAATACCTCACGTCGGTCGACGGGGTTCTCGGATCGAATGGTGTGCTCTCGGGTATGAGTCGACCCATCCGCAACCCACTGAAGATCCACATCACCGCTGTCCCAGATCTCATAGATCGTACTCTTGACGTCAACGATACTCTGGACAGACTCGAAGTCGCTGAAGTTGTCGTTCGCCTCAGACAGGGTGATCGTCTCGATTAGGTGTGGGGCCTTGAGATAAGTGTGATACCCGCCCTTCTCGAGCTTAACCCGATAGAACATCGAGTATCCATTCGGCTTACAGGCTGAGATAATATTCCGGAACATCTCCACCGCGGGATTGCGATCGTAGATAATCCACTTACCATCCTGGAGCTTATTTCCAGTGTCGTTGACATATGCTAGCTGAGTGACCTGGTCATTCCGGTGGAAGTGGAAGTTCGGAAGCTTACGGTTAGGCTCAGCGTTGTCACCAAAGTGCCGGTGGGCAATTCTCTCGGCGAAACCCTGGGCGTCGAATCTACCCTGAGCATCAGGAATGACCCAGCTACGGTGAAGCTGAACGCGCCACTCATACAAGCTCTCGAGCGATCGGCCAGTGTACTTGTGCAAGTATACTCGGTTATCAATCTGCTTGATATCTACAGTCTCGATGACCATGACATACTCGGTGTCATCCCTTGTGAGGAAGTTACCAAGTCCGTACTCAGGGTATGAGGACGTAGAATATACCTGAAGCTCGAACTGCCCGTACTCGTAAGCACGCTCAGTCCAGTTCAGTGAGATAAACGTACTGGGAATCTCGCGCTTATCGTCGAAATTATCTTTTTTCGTGTAGAATAAGTGCATCAGATTCCTCGATAAAGGCTTTCGTACTCGATGGACACACCAAGGTCCTCACTACCGCCAGAGTACTGAAGGGATAGCGTGTTGATACCAGGGTGCATCTTGATCCATTCACTCCCCGGAGCCAGAACACCAGTAATGAACGAAGACCTACCACCTGCGTGGTGGACGATGGACTTCTTCCCCGGACGAGTATCCACCACCAGCTTCTCGCCAGCGTAGAACTGACCAGCCCTCGAGATAGACATGGTCTCGTCGAAGGTGGTGTTTGAGATAATAAGATTCCCGACAGTTCCGTAGAAGGTAAATGTGATAGTAACACCCGCGGGGGCATCTCCGTGGTATCGGATGTCCTTACCCGTGGAGTTAGTCATGTCGCCGAAGATAAGCTTGTGGTTTCCCTCGGAGAAGAACGGAAACTCGAATTGTGGAACGGTGTCGTTGAAGCCCACAACCTTCTGGATCTGCGAAGAGGAGGCCTTCCAATATGGGTCAAGCCCGATCAAGGATACCTGAACTTCCTGTCGCTCTGCGAAGATGTTCGGCTCGACGGATTCCACGATAAAGTCAGACTTAGCGCTGACCCAGTCGGTGATCACCTCGAGGGAGATGGTCTCTGATACTCCGAAGTACTTGTAGAGCTTCCTCCGGAGCTGCTGGATGTCCTCCCCCCAGGGGATCAGAGTCAGCACAACGTTACGTGTACCAACCCTGACCCCCTTGAGGAAGGCGCCATCGATCAAGGCGTATCGATCCATACTGAGATCGGCCTTGACGGGTCCCAGACCAGTAATCTCCTTGATCGCGATCCCCGACGAGTAGGGGTCACGGATGTCGATAGTAAGTCGTTCCCCCGACTTAGTCGTGGACGAGATCTCTGAGATCATAGTGTCAACTTGTCCTTTGCCATTGCCAGCTGAGTGTTGGTGTTGCGGTAGATAGTAGCCGCATCCAGCGCCTCTGGCGAGTTGTTGGTCTGGTTGAACGTGATGTTTGTAACACCATTTTGACTCTTCGTGTCAGAAGCGTCAACTGCGATCGGAGCAGGAGGACGAGCACTGTTAGCAATACTCGCAGTGACTCCGACGGCGGGCATAAGTCCTCCAATTCCTCCAGCCTGCTTCTTAAGCTCCTCAAGATCGAGGACGGGCTTGATCTCGGGCTGGAAGGACGGGTCTTCCTCGATGAGATCGTTGACTCCATCAAGGGCTTTGTCCAAGGCATTGTAGGCGGCCTTACCGAGACCAGTGCTGGCCTCAGCGATGTTCTGATGCTCGTCACGGATACCGATAGCAAGACCCTCACCCATGTATCCACCGATTTCCTTCATGACTCGAGAAGGTGAGTGGATACCGAGCGCGTTCTTCAGCTTCGAGATACCGTTCTTGGCACCCTGAACAAGCTGAGAACCGATCTTCCAAGCCTTACCTGCAAGACCACCCGTCACACCATCGATGATGGCCCAACCGATCTCGAGACCGACTTGACGGAACTGGGCCGAGTACTTGGTGATCGCATCTCGGACGCCTCGCAGGAGCTGGAGGACAGTCCAGAGACCCTTATCGATAATCTTCGGACCATTCCTAGCAATCCCGTCAAGGAAGTTGATGATGACGTTCGTAGCTGCGTCAATCACCTTACCGATGTTATCGGCAATACCGTTCAGGAAGTTCGCCAGGATCTCAGCGCCCTTAGCTCCGAACTCGTAGGCGTGGTTCGAAAGCTCAGTGAGTAGTGCCTGGATAAGAATAAACAATGCTGCAACAACACCGGGGATGTTTACGTTGATGGCGTAGATAAGTGCCCCAATGAGCTGACCCATAGCTACAGCCAGCTCCGGAGCCTTGGCTCCGAGGGTGATGATAAAGTTGGCAATGGCGTTAGCTAGGTCAATCGCCAGCTGTGGGAGGATAGCCCCAAGCTGCTTCAAACCCTCGGTAAGGACCAGGAATGCTGCGGCACCGGTGGTGGCACAGATACCCAGGACGGCAGCGAATGCCGCCATACCAATCGAGATAGGAAGCAGTGCAAGGCCGATCGCCAGAAGGGCTGCGGTGAGCAGGACCAGTCCGACAGCAACCGTCTGAGCCACTGCGGAAGCGATCAGAAGTATTGCAAATCCACCAGCAAGGGCCACAAGGCCGATCGCCAGCTCGCCCCAGGAGATTGTCGAAAGCTGCTTGAGAGCGCCTGCTAGGGCAACAAATGTCACGGAAGCAATACCAAGAGCAACCGCCCCATTCTTGAATGCGCTGGCGGCAGCCATACCCGCAGCAAGAATACCTAGACCAATTGCCAGGCTGATTAGCCCCTTGGCTAGTGTGGCTACATCCATACTACCGAGCACGTATACCGCGCCTACTAGTGTGGTAACAGCAACGGCCATGGCCAGCATTGCGGCAGCGCCTCGAGCGTTTGACCTACCGGCAATTACTAGGGCAGCAGATAGTGCTGCAATCATCACACCGAGAGCAAGTACGCCTTGAATGAGCTTACCCGTGTCCATAGTTCCGAGCATCCAGATAGCCGATACTAGGATGTTACAGGATACGGCTAGAGACAGGAGTACCAGAGCACCCTTACCCATGTACGGGTTCTTACTGACCGTAGTCATGAAACCGGCAAGTGTCGCGACCAAGAAGTCTAGAGCGATTACCCCCTGAATAGCCTTCCCGGTATCCATGGACCCAAGCATATAGATTGCTCCGGCTAGGATGACGCACGCTACAGAAAGAGCCAGGAGGATACTAGCTCCTCGCTCCACGCCCTTCAGATGGGTGGTCTTAATGAGGAACTGGCTTAATAGCTCAAGCAAGAACTTCATAGCAACCATGCCCACTATCGCGCCCTTTACGTCCATCCCCGATAGGATTCGAACGGCGGTGGCCATGAGAATCATAGCGGCACCAAGAGCAATAAGCATTGTCACAATGAGAAGGGTGCTCTTCTTGAAGGCGATCAGCTTTGTCAGCGTCTGCATCATATCTTCAATCAGGCTGAACAAGTATTTCATCGCAGCAAGAGTGATGAAAAGTTTCGGCGCCGGTACGAGAGACATCAGGATCAGAGCGCCAGCCAATACTCCAAGAGCAATAGCAATCGTCAGAAGAGCCTTAGCCTTAACCTTCTGCTCGAATGCCTCGAGAACTCCTCCGAGTTTATCGAATACGCCACCGAGTTTATCAGCAACGTTTCCGATCTTATCGAAGTTCTTCTTGAAGGAGTTGATCCATCGAGTGAATGCAATAAGTACCCCACCACCGATAGCTCCGACAAGGATCTTCCCCATGTCATACGACTTGAGGTTGTCGTTGGCGTTGCCAAGAGCTTCGCCAACAGCGCCGAATGCATTCTTAACCGCATCCTTGACCTTAGGCGCGAACGTCTCGGTGACGAAATCCTTGAACTCCTGGAACTTCTGCTTGATGGTGTCGAACAACTCAGGAAGGTGAACGGCTCGAGCGACCTGCTTGATATCCTCGAACCACTTCTTGAGGAAGTTCTCCTTGGCAGCCTGACCGGTTTCCTTAGCCGCCTGCGCAGCCGCAGAGCCGACTCCAGATACAGCACTAGCCGCTTCTTTAGCCTTCTCCTTTACCGCTGAGTGACCGTTAACCCACTCCTGGAAAGCGAGCGCGACCTCCTTGATCTTTCCGCCAATATCGGAGAAAGACTTACCAAGATGGTCCCAAACGCTGCTATTTTGAACCGCATTCCACGCTTCAACGATCGCGTCCTTGAGTTCAATGAGCTTTTCCTTCAGCCACTGAACTTTCTCGGAAATCTTGAGCTTCTGGCCAAGTTCATCGAACTTCTGCCCGAGAGAAGCAATGATCGCCTCTGATGAGGTCATTCCATTGAAGTCGAAGCCCTTGAAATAGTCAGAGAGGGCCGACTTTCCCGAGAGAAGCTTGGCCTTGAGCTTATCGCCGACGCTCTGACCAAACTCATGGAGCTTAGTCTTGGCGGTATCGATTCCACTCTTGATCGAGTCCATTGCTGCCGTGAATTCTCTACCAATGACCGAGTTCTTTAGCGCGTCTTTGATGAGTCCGAACTTAGACGCGAGACCCTTAAGACTATTCCCAAGGTTAGTAACCTTAGATCCGAAGTCCAACCAGATGATGAAGTTGTGAATTCCGTCAACAACCCACTTAATAGCTTTACCGACTAGATCAATTGGCGGCAGAAGGAGCTTTAGTACCTTTCCACCGAGGTCTAGCTTGGTGAACCACTGGTCGAACCAGTAGATAGCCTTGCCGAGAACTTTAGTGATCTGGAAGACACCAGAGTTGATACCCGTGAATGCCGGGAACAGTGCGCTAATGATGTGCGAGGCAACTGTGAAGATTACCTGAGCCACCTCTCCGAGGATGGTGGCGAAGATGTGGAATACTGAGAATATCCCGGTAAACGTCCACTCAAGTTTCTCAGCGAAGTTATTGGTGATGATGAGTTTTGAGGTAAAGTCCGCAAAAGCTTTCGTGATTCGGACCAGACCCTCGGCAGAGGCATTCATGAATACCCTACGGAAGGCGGTTCCAATCTGCCCAAGAACCTTGATGATGGCCTGGAAGATGTTAGCCAGACCCTGGACTAGTGCCGATCGACCACCAAGATCCTTCCACATCTGAAGGAACCCATTTCGAGCGTCGGCGCTGTCCTTAATTAGCGAACCAAGCCAGTCGCTGATAGCTGTGAATAGATCCGTAGCCTCTTCGAAGTCTCCGAATAGAATCTCGAAGGTCTCGGCCCATCCGGAACCGATGGCTTCCTTAGTGGTGTCGATAAGCTGGCTGAAGGTACGAACCTTAGTGGCCGCGTCGAACGCACCCTGGGCGAACTGCTTGAGCTTGTGGGCCTGCTCCTCAGAGTAGCCCATCTCAACAAGCTGTGCCTCAGACAGGTCATTTGTCATCGCTGTCAGGGTGGTGGTCATAACCTGAGCGGTCAACCAGTCTTCCTGGAGCGACTCTCGGAAGCTACCCTTCTTAGCAATAGCCTCGTCAACTCCGGTACCCATCATTCGAGCGGTCTCGATCAGGGCGTTTCGGAACGACTCACCACCCATACCGGCATTCACCAGCGAGTTCCAGTCCTGAAGATGGACCACACCCGCCGAGATGGCCTGGGAGAGCTGGGTATATGCCGTCGACGCCTGCTGGGCCGTTGAACCCGAAGCAGCGGCGAGGTTGGACAGACCCTTGATAGAGGATACCGAGGTCTGCAGGTCGACACCAGCAGCAGTGAACAGACCGATGGCGTTCGTCATATCGCTGAAGCTATAGACGGTCTTGTCGGCGTAGGTGTTCAACTCAGCGAGGGAGGTCTTAACCTCGGCAAGGGAGGTTCCCTTCTCAGCGGTGTTGGCCATAATGGTCTGAATCGATCTCATTTTGAGCTCGTACTCATTAAAGCCATCTTTAATGGTCTGGACGAACCCGCTAATGATCGATCGACCAGCATTCAGAGCCGCAACACCGATTCCGCCAAACGCAGTGACAGCAAGCCCCTGCATAACGGTCATGTTCTTGCCGATTTCTAGGGCCTTGTTCGCCAGGTCACCAAGAGTGGTGTTCTTAGCGATCTCGCCGACTCGTGCAAGACCGTCTGCAGCCCCCTGCATCTTCAAGGATTCCTTGAGCTTGTCCATACTGGACGCGGATTCCTTCATAGCAGACAGGAACTGCTTGTTATTCATCTTGAGCGAGACTACCCGCTCGTCAATAGTTGCCACTACTTAGTGACCTCCTTCCAGGCCTTCTTTGCGATCTTGTCGAATACGGGCCTGATAGCGGGGTTGATGTAGTCTCGGCCGACGACATACCCACCATTACGGGTGCCGTGACCATATTGCAAGATGACGGCGATGTTTACGCCGTTGTTTACGTGTGAGTTTGTCCAGGTGATCTTCCAGTTGTTGCCGGTTCTCGTGACTTCGTAGTTCCAGCTAGCTGCTGTCTCACCCGACCTGGAGGGGGTCGCCGCCTTTAGAGCAGAAACCCCCTCCTTGCCGAACTGATTCATGATCAGAGCCAGGTCTAACTTCGTCATTCTGTCAAACCAATTCCTGGTGAGTTTCCAGTCTCCCTGGCTCTCGATCGTAATCATGATTCTCCTAGTTCAGGCCTTCAACTTAGCGAATGCCTCAGCATTGGGAACGGCCCAGCCGACAATGGTGACACCAGCGGCCTTCGCTGCAGCGGTCGCCGAGGCTTGCTCGTCCTTATTGGCGACAAGAACCCAGACACCCTCGGGGAAAGCGGACTTTGCAGCCGACCACGCATTTGCTCCAGTGCTTGCTGGGAGAACACCGAGCTGGGCGTCCTTAACTGCGGAGATCTGCCAGTCTGCAGCGCCGTCAGTGTTATCCGAGACACGCTTAAGACCGGCATAGTCGGTCTTCATGATCTCCCGGAGCTTATTCTGGCCACGGTAGTGAATAGCAAAGTATAGCTTACCGGTACGCTTCAGCAGGATCGGCAGGATCTTGCCGTCGGAAGAACTGTACCACTTAGCTCCAGAATCCACCTTTCCAGTTCGAACGTTCGGGAGTACCGCGATATTCTGGGCTTCGAGAGTATTCAGCGCCTCGATCATACCAGCGGTATTCACACCCGCGTTTCGAATTGTATTGAGCCCGTACTGACTGAACTCCTTGTCTGACTCATAGTTATTAGGGATGGCTACCGCAGAGTCATTCGCATCAGCTGTGGACTGAATCGGGAGTGCAACCTGATCCGGCTTGAGGGCAGCCACAGCCTTTATGTCGTCGAGGCTGTACGCGATTCGGTTCTCAGTGCCCCATCCACCAGGAAGCCATGCCATGATCGGAAGACCAGCGGGCTTAGGCTGAGGCGGTGGAGGAACCGGTGTGCCACCCGGATTAGGTACTGGAGGCTGAACTGGTCCAGGCGTAGGCGTCACTACCTTAGTGGCAGGAAGCACCGGTCCCTTAGACTGAGCCCAGCCCTCAATAGCCTTGTATCCCTCAGAGATACGGATAGCCAGCGCCGAACCAAAGGCGGTAGAACCAGCCTTGGTGGGGTGCGTGTCATCCGACATAAGCAGAATATCGCGAGTTCCGTCATTCTGCTTGTTAGCCTCATTACCGGTACCCGACAGTACGTCCGAGACCTGAACGGTGGGGGCCCCAGGAGTAAGAGGAGTCTCGCCAGAGCCAGCAGTCCAAGCCTTAGTAACTCGGTAAGCAACACCGCCGTAGACAACGACATCGCCCTCGGCATTCTCTCGACCCTCGCGGAAGGGGACGGCCTGCTTGTCGGCGATACCCAGCCAGTCGATGAAGACGACACCGTTAGCCACACCACCGGCAGCCTCGACACCGGCCTTTTGGGCCTTTACATTGACGTGGGAATCACGAGACTGGAGACGGCTCACGGAGGAGGGCTCTGGCCCAACCATGATGATCGGAACGTTGGGTAGCTTAGTGCGAACCTTCGTGACGAAGTTCCGAACCGCCTCTGTAATCTTAGAACCGTTCGTGTCTCCGTTCTCCACAACCTTGTCACTGTTTAGAGAACCGACAGTGACAATCAGGTTAGGCAACGATGCGCAGACAGCGTTGACTCGAGAGTCAACCTCGAAACTGAGGTTCCCCTCCTTAGAGTGGGCGAACCCACTTCCATCAACAGCGCTGACCATCGGGACGCACCCGAGAAGTCGAGACGCCGCGGCGGGGAGGTTGAACCCAGGACCCATCATGGCCTCGGTAGACCAGGAGTCCCCGAAGAAACCAACCGTCGGAACAACTCGACCAGGCTGAAGCGGAAGTGAGCCAAGAACGGTAGAGAGACCGGCGCCCCCACCACTACCACCCGACAGGAGCGGAAGGGGTCGAGATGCAGGTCCAAAGAAGATGTCTGGAGCAATCTTCCGGACAGGCGCTGCAGACACAATGTCGATCGTCTCACCCTGGACAAGGGAGACATGCTTGGTCGATACTCCGGCAGGAGTCTTGATCTCGACAGTGTGAGTCCAGTTTCCACCGGGGTTGACGCCGGAACCCGGAGCAAGGATCTCAACTCGGATAGACCCAGCCTGATCCGTGGTGATGAGATACTCACGCATGGAGACCTCAGTACCATTGAGAGTCGCGGTGGCTCCATCAACGTCTGGGGTGATTCGGACTGTGGCCTTACTATTCTCTCCGCCGGGAATAGTACCAGTAACTGTGCAGTATGGTGCTGCCATTTTGAGCCTCCTACGGCTGTTCGGCCCTATCGAGCAGGGCATTCACCTTGGTATTTGTCTCGGCACCATAGACGCCATCAACCTCCGCGCCGACTGCAGACTGAACGGCCTCGACGGTTGCGTCGTGGGCCTCCTCAGAAGCCTCGCCCCAGATCCCGTCCTGCTCAGTACCGACCACGGACTGCGTGAAGGCCACACCGAAGGGGAAGGTCTTCCCGCCCCACTCAGAAGCCGCGGCAAGAGCGTAGCAGCGAGACCGAGTGTTCGGCCCGGCGACATTGTCGGGGTTAGCCCGAACGGCACGCTGGAGAGCACGGATGTCAGCAGGGCCAGCGGGAGCAGTGTTACTCGGAGAGTCAGTATACGCAGGTCGGATCACATAAGCGATCGACTCGCTACGGACCCGGCGCCAAACACCGTTGCCAGCAGACTGCGAACCATAGCTACCAGACGAGGTGTTCCCCTCAATCGTCTGGAGCGTGCCGCCTCCGAGATTCTTCTCGACGAAGCCGACGTGGTCCGTACCGCCGCCGTCCCAGTTATAGATGACGACATCTCCGGGCTGTGCATCGTAAACCGATACGAAGTAAGCGTCAGGGTGCTGGCGGACCTGGTTGACAGTGTAGTCAGTGTTAAAGGAGAATCCTCCAATAGCGTTAATCTGCCCGCACTCGTCCAGACACATGCTGACGAAGAGCATGCACCACCAAACAGAGTCGGACGGTCCAGCAAGCCACTGCTGACCAGTTCGAGCGGCCCAGTATCGGCCAGCTTCGGATCCGGGCTGAGGGTCGTCTGGTGCATAGTATCCAATCCTCGCTGCGGCGCGAGCGAGTACCTGATCTGCGACGCTCACTTCATCACCTCAGTAGTCTGGGACACGTGAATGTCCTTGTCTTCCATGGGATCAGTGCCGATGTGGGCCTGCGGAGCAAGCGCCTCCTCGGGAATGTCTTCGTGACTGATCATTGTTATCCCTTCGAACCAAGCTTAGCTCGCCTGGCTCTATTGAGTTCCCGGTTCCGTTCCATAATCTCGGACTGGGACATCTTCTTATCGGGCTGATTCTTTTGGTTACATACCCGAATGAGTGTGAGTAGTCGGTTGATGTGCCATATCTCACACTCGAAGGGGATCTGGCAAGCGATCATCCAGTAGTAGATCAACTCGGATGAGGTGTACTCACCAGATCCAGATTCTCCACCCGTCTCACGGATGGTCGTTGCAGTCATCGTATCGGCCATATAGGCACTGATACGCTCAACCTCGGATGGGGGAATCCTATCCAGGAGCGACGGGTCGTATTCTTCATCAGTGATCATACACTTGATGTAGAGCGCCATCTCTTCGGGTGTGATCTTGTCGTTCCCGATGAGGTGTTTATGGGTGATTGACTCCCATTTTGACAACGCGACCAGGTTGTGCTCCAGGTGTAGGACTCCGCCAGGCATGGAGACAAAGGTGCCTGTCTCCTCGTCGAACCCGTCGAGATCCGGGATAGAAACTATAAGCATTGCAGGCACCGAGGGCCCAGGAGTTTAGGTCTCTGAGCCCCCGGTGTGGTATATCAGACTGCGAAGTGGGCCTTGATCTCGTCCGGCAGGAGGAGCTTGGGCTCGGTGGCCGTAGCGCCGCCCTGACCAGCGTCGGAACCGAACAGCTTGGCCTCGAGGGTCTTCAGCTTTCCGGGATCGACGTCCAGCGACGAGATGGTCAGAAGCGAGGTGGGCTTAGCACCAGACACGTTGACCGGCGTGGTGGACAGCTCCCAGGAGAAAGAGATCGCCTCAGGAGAGTCGTTGACGGTCTTGTAGCCCTTCTCGGAAGGAGAAGCCTTGCAGCCGTACAGGATGTGGAGCTTGTAGCCCTTGTCCTGGCCAGCCACGTCGTCGCCAATCTTGGTGCGGTAGACGAGACCGAAAGCAAGTCGGTCCTGCTGACCGATCTTGACACCCTTGGTGAGCTCAGCAGAGCCGTCGCACTTCTCAAACTCATCGGGGTAGGTGTAGGCCTCAATCGTGGCCTTCAGCTTCTCAGCCGAGAGCATGGAGAGGTACAGAATGTTGTCGGCGTAGAGGTCAGTCGCCTCGGCGCCCTCGGGCTTCTCAGAGATGGCAGTGATACCATTCCAAGCAACGCCCTTGCCGTACATCTTCTGGGCCGGGTCATACACATAGAGTGCACAGTGGTCGACACCAGTCTCAATACGGCGCTCACCGGTCTTATCCCAAGTGAGAGCTGTCATGTTATCTCCTAATAGTAGACGTCGAAGATGTCGTGATAGAGGTTGTCCGCTACGAGTCGAGACTCATGGCGGCTGAACAAAAGGTCCTCGATCTTCGTTCGTGTCGGGTCCTCGGGATGCCGGGCAATCAGAGTAACCTGGAACCGGTTTGCTTTGATATACTTGAGGTTGTCCGCGTACATCGGATCACCCGGATGCCGCTCGTAAACGAGGCATGGATACGAGAGCTTCAGCGACGGGAGTGGCTGATAATAGACCTTGTCCGACCCGAGGATCTCTACCAGCTTCTCATGGAGAGCTAGGCGTCGGTCCATTATACACCCCCGTCAACTCGAGAACCAGACGGGGGAACTTCAGCTCCACATAGGAGATCGTCCAAAGTCCCCCCATCCAGCGAACGTACTTGAGATTCTGGATATTATCCGTTAGAAATCCATCAGCTATAATGCTGATCTGGTTACTGAGGTTGATACTCCCCAGAATCTCATCGCTGCTACCGAAGCGGCGTGCTTCCCGGAAGACGTCGCCATAGTACTGCTTCTCGACTATTTTGTCTTCCCAAATTCCCGGCTCGGTCTGGACCTGTGTAGCAAATCCTATCTCACCGAAGAATTTGGCCATCTATCACGGCTCCGGGACGATGTTACCAGACTCCACCTTGCGCTCAACGATGATGGCCGACTTCGGGTGAGTCAGCGCGCCGGAGAGGCGGGTTTCCAAGAGGTAGTGGTACTGGTTGAAGCTGATGTCGAAGTCCTCAGCAGCGAAGAGCTGGCCACCCTTGTCCGCACCAATGGTGTAATCGGACATATTGACGATGATACCAAGTGCCTCGAGCTCGCCATTCTTGGCAGAGGTGCGCTTGAGGCCCTTCATCAGCGGAACCTTGACAATCTTGGAGACGCCGATGTAGTCAGCCAGCTCAGCAATGGTGCGGAACTGACGGTGACCCATCTTATCCTTCAGCAGGAGCATCTCGGTGACGAGTCGGGGGTCAGCGAACCAAGTCGGGTTACCAGCACCGTCGTAGTCATCCAGAGCACGGACCATAGAGTCCAGGATGTCGTCGACAGACGTCTCCTTGGCGAGGACGACACGAGGAGCGTAGAGGCTGTCCTCCTTGTAGATCGGGCGGATGCAGTCCTCCTTGATCTTGTCCTTGGAGGAGACGGGACGACCGTCGCCAATGAGGACGGCCCGACCGAGCTCCTCCTCAAGCATGATCTTCATCTCACCGCGGATCCAGGAGACGACATCGAAGTCAGTGATGTCCAGGATGTCATCCCTATCCAACCTCTGCTTCTTATAGATGGTTGTAGGTGAGGTGGTACGCTGCAGAAGCGTGAAGACCTCGTCTTCCTTTTTATTACCCTTAATGTAACCACGGGCCCGTGCCTCGTCGGCGGTGATGTCAGCGAAGCGGGTACGAATGCGGGAGAAGGGCGAGTGCTTGGCGCCACCGACGACGGAGTCAACCCAGTCAGTCTTACGCTTGATGAACTCCGGGGTAGACCACAGATCCTTTGCATCCGGGAAGAGGGTCTCGATCTGCTTGATGCCGTAAGCATCGGCGTGAGCCAGAATGGCATCCTTCAGGGAGCCGCCGGAGCGAGCATCCTCGAAGATGGTCTCAATCTGAGAGTGAGTCAGGACGGGGAGCTCCTCGGTGGTAGCGGAGCCCTCAAACACGTTCTTGTGAGCCATAGTATCCTCAGTTGTGTCGGAATGGGCGGTGTCCTCGGCCTCTTCGGTCTCAGACTCCTCCGCCTCTTCATCTACGGAATCGACGAGCTGTCCAACGATGGCGTAAACCGCCGTCTTCTGCTCCTCGGTCATTCCATCGAAGATCTCCCCGAGCGTGGGGTCATCCTCGTCGTCCTCAGCCTCATCGGCCTCAGACTCCTCCTCAGCGTGCTCGACGTCATCCGTCTCCTCCGCCTCGAAGTCCTCATCCTCGTCCTCGACGTCATCGCCGTGCGAGACGAAGTCAAGCTGCTCATCGGTGTAGATGACAGCCTCAATCTCATCCCCGTTGTCGCCATGCTCGATGGAGACCTGGTCGATGAGAGCGCCGGGGTTGGCGCCGCGGAGTACCAGGCTCACCTCGACGAGCTCGCCGTGGACAACGTCGTTGCCCCGAGCCCGAACGTGGGTGGCGTAGATACTCATCGCCTTGATGTCGCCGTTCTTGACCATCTCTCGAGCGGTCCGGCCACGATCAGTGTTGTTAAGATGGGCGTAGGCGTAAACCCCATCGTCTCGAACCTCAAGGTCGGCATGCCCCAGGACGTTCTCGACGTCACCGTGCTTGTGCTGCCAGACCAGAGGTACGGTCTTCCCATCGTACGCCGCGAATGCCCCGTGCCGGATGATCTTGTTGTCCGAGCACCGAACATCATTCTTCGTGGCGTAGCCAGAGAAATCGCACTTAACTGCCATTTTGACTACTCTCCATCAGTTCGGAAATTGGTACCTCCGATGCAGGGGTCTCGTCGACTGGCTCTTCACCAGGCGGCTGTTCCTCGCCCATCGGATTGATGTTGGAGTTCACCAACTGGTTCGCTGTCTCATCCTCGGACTGGGCCCAGCCGAACTTCGGGCGAAGCTCATTAGCTGTACCAATCTCATTGCGCTTGACAGAGTCGACCAACTTGGACATCTCCTCCAGCGGGACATTGAGGAATGGATCCTCGATCGCCATGATCCGCTGACGCTGCGTTCGGGCAGTCTTGGTGAGGAAGGTCCGGGTGATAGCGTCCGTGATCGCCTTCAGAACTGGACGAACCGTTCGGTTCTGGTAGTTCAGCATCTGTCGAGCATCGGCCTTGCCGGTGAAGACATCCTCAGTCATTCCGAGCTGGTTGTACAGCTGGGTAGTTAGCCACTGGATCTGGCTCATGAGGTTGTTCTCGGAAGGTCGGTTCAGCTGAGTGATTCGCTCGGCACCATCGGTGTAAGCGATACCGTACTGAGACCCTGCGAGTTGTTCCTCAATCGCCTTACGGCGTGCCTCAGCCTGCTGCTTCTTGAGCTCAGTCTTGACAACGTATGGCAGCTGAATGATAATGTCCAGCTTACCGGATCCAGACTGCTTGTCGATGGCATCGAGTAGATGCAGCTTCTGAGTAAGTCGCTGAAGTGTCGAACTAGGAGCGTTCATCACACTGTACAGAGGGTTCTGCACAATAGCGACGAATTCCTTGTCGAGCGTCAGCTGCTCTCGCTGTCCAGTTTGATCGTTGTATACCTCAACCCGGACGTGGCGAGGATACCAGTTCAGGATCGTTCCGATGCGCATCGACTTGACGTCGTATCCCTGGGTCATATCAGGACTCACGTCCGTATCGACAGGGACGATCGCCACAGCGCCTTCCTCGAACAGAGTCAGTACGAGATCCTGGAAGAACCCCTGTCCGGTCTGATCGATGTTGGCACTCAGAGACAGACAGTCATCCAAGTAGCTACGGTAGTAGCTCTTGAGGTTGCCATTCTCGTCAGTCTTGACGTGTCGGATCGGGACATTCGATACATCAATAGCAATCTGGTTATAGATGCTAGTGACGATTGTCTGATCCCCGACGACAGGCCGGTAGTTCAGGTTCGGATTTCCAAACGTCCACGACCCATACTCGGGAGTGAAGTTCTTCTTGTCCGGAGACCTGGTGAATGCATTCCAGGCATGGCTCAATCGGTCGGTTAAACCCATTTCACCTCCTTGCTCATTCGAATGCCTCCTTGTTGATCTTGTATGCCACGAAGGCATCCATCAGAGCGGCTACTGAGTCAATCTTCTCTTCCGAGCGCTTCTTCAGCAGCTTTCGGTTACCGTTGGTATCCTCAAGGGTGACGCAGTTTCCCATGGTGAAAGACATGAGTTCCTGGTCGAAGATGAGGAGTCGCTCAGCGGCCAGCTTCTTCAGTTCCCCGAGGGGGACCGATTCTGTTCTGGCTCCCTGAATGACCTTCTCGATACCATACGGGCCGTTCTCCTGCTCCCACCTGGTTACGAACTCCTTGGCGTTATAAGGGTCGAACCCAAATGCTGAGACGTCATACTTCTGTTCGTCGATGTACTGGTCTAGATCTTCGTAGACTTCCATCATGTCCAGGACGGTACCCTCCATGACTCGGAGGCTCCCCTCTTGGATGAACTCGTCATACTTTTGACGCAAAGCACCCGGCAACTTCATGAGCGTCAGCTCAGAGATGTATGCTAGAGTCTTTACACCAAAAGCCTGATTCCTCAGTGGGAATAGGAAGGTGAATGCACAGAAGTCGTCACCCTGAGACAAGTCGGCGCCCATAGCGCACTGCATGTTCCAGAATGTGTTCTTCCTGTGCGGGATCGTCTCCTCGTAGGTGAAGAAGTACGTGTATCCCTCCATGGGGATCCCGAACCTCTTGGCTAGGATGTCGTTTCGAGCGGCAGGAGCTTGCTCCATTCGATCGACGTCCTGCTGGTACCGATCATAAGAGACAGTGATGCCAATGTTCGGCTGGGCTTTAACCCACATAGCAGGATCTGCTACTTCCTTGATATCGTCAAGGCGGTAGTAGAAGATTGAGATGTGAGGGGCGATGTATTCGCCCTTCAGTATTTTGAGCAACTCCATCTTCATGGTGTCGCCCACCGCATTGCGGATGGTTCCCTCGGATGAGACGGCCAGAATGACCGGGTCATCGATCTTCGAGGCACCCTGTTCGAGAGCACCGACCACGTCCTCACGGATGTCGCCGGAAAGCCACTCATCCACCGTACAAACCTTGGGTCGAAGACCCTGTAGCTTGTCGATGGACATGGGTCGGACCTCGAGAAGGGATCCGGTGAGGAAGTTCTCCACACCTTTCTTCGTAGCAACCAGCTTCTGGCGGTTAGCCCTCGCACCAGTTGTATTTTGAAGGGATCCCTCAGTCAGGAACTTATACAGCGGACCTCGGGCTCGAGTGATGGCAGTCCGGAAGGGACCCATCACCTCTTCAGCCTGCTTCATGGTCGGAGCCGTAGCAATCTGATGCGTCGTAGTAGTATCAATCACCAGGAAGTAGTTCTGGATCAGTGACATATACATCGACTTCGCCGCCCCACGAGCAACGATCAGATACTGCTTGATTGTAAGGCGCTTCTTTACGGTTTTGGTCTCATAGTGACCGCCGACTCCGTCCTCGTATGGGACGAAGACCTGGCGATCCTCGAAGTAGTACCATCCAAGGAGCTGTTCGGCCCAGAGCTTGAAGCTGTCGAGCAAATGGAGGTCGGCTCCGTCGGACAGAGTAAGCTCATTCTCGCAGTATGCGATGAATCCTTCCACGGCTTGATCGTCGTAGTAGTATTCAGGATTGGCGACAAGCGCGTCAATCCGGTTCATCTCACATGAGATCTCTTCGCATACTGGAATCTCGCCTCGGATGACTGCATCACGGAACTGCCCGTAGTATTTTGGTACTGCGGTGTTCGAGAGCATTACTTAGCCGTGCTCCCCGGGTTACGAGGGTACCGCTTCTTCTTGGGCGAGGGCTTAGTCTGCTTGAACGACTTGGGCTTCTCGATCTGCTTGCGTTCGGGAGCCTTCTTGAGCGCGGGACCGCCAATAGACTTGGCTTCCTTCTTAGTCTCCTCAGCTACGACAGAAGCTGCCTCAGCGGCTTCCTTAGCCTTCTCCGCCGCCTTCTTAAGAGTCTCGGCTGCGGACTTCCCTTCCTTACCAGTATCGAACGACTTATCGAAGGCTGTCTTCATAGCCTTAGTTGCCGCGTACGTACCGGCCTTAGTCAGAGAGTTCTCGAGGATCGATCGAGTGACTTCACGACCTCGAACCAGGTGGCGATCGGCCTTGAGCTCCCGATAGCGTTTCTCTTGCTCCAGCCGTTTAATTCGAGACTGGAGCTCGGTGTCGCTGATCTTCTTGTATCCGCGGTTCGCGAACTTCTTTCGGGCCTTAGCCGCCTTCTTGGCTTCGACCTTTCCGGCAACTCGTGCTTCATGAGCCTGCTTAGCCTTCCGGACGCTCGACGCCGTCTTTTGTGAAGCATCAACAGTGAATCGTCCAGTCTTCTTAAGGGCCCTTGTCGTGGCAACACGGCCTGCAGACGCCTTCTTTCGAATGACGCCCCAGCGCTGCCCCTTTACGCCGTGGTGGACGAGGTCTTCTACCTCTGCTTCCCCTCGGTCTGATAGATCAGTCGCCATGCTGCCTCCTCGATCAGCTTCTGGTAAGCCTGAACCAAGAAGGAGTTCCCCGGGGGGTCGAAGAACAGCTTAACCTTCATGGCGATGTAAGACTTGATTGCCGCTTCGTCGTCGATCGAATCAAAGACAGTCCAAGCGGTATCCTTCTCAATCGGGGTATCGCATTTTGGCCCCAATTGTGCGAGATCCATTCGTGCAGTGTTGATGTGCATCAGGATCTGGTCATCGAAGGCATCATATCCCGGCATGATGCCGATTGCCTTCTTGGTATCTTCAAGAATGGTTCCCATTAGATCCTCCAGGGAGCTTGATCATTCGGTCGACGCTCAACAACTCGTGGTGTCAACCTCGATCGGTCTCCGAAGTGTATCGCGTTGTGGGTATTCTTGGTTGTCGTGATGAGAAACTCTGGCTCGAGGATGTCTGGATTGAATTCCTCGAGATCTTTGGGCTGAATCGGATTCATGTGGTGGATTAGCGGCATGTATCTGATATCAAGCCCCTCGATCCCGAGGTCACAGGCATCATCTCGAGCCAGAACAAAGTTCCTGACCTTCTTCCACTCCGTTGAGGTGTAGAATCTCTGGTTCAGGTAACGATCAAAGCCAAACGTGGCTGTACCGACTTGCCCGGTGAGAGCCAGGTAGTCAAACCGCTCCTCAAAGGTCTCGAGGCGCGCCAGTTCAGTATACGTTCGTAACATCTCCCGCTCCAGAGTATGTACGGAAGGCTTCGATGGCTTCTTTGGCAATCTTCTCGGCTTGCTCAGCGCTGACAAGCGCCGTCTTCTTAGCCTCGAGGAGTGCTGTTTCGTTCCTCAACTTCTCTACCTCCAGCTGTTCTCTTGTGGAGGCGAGCTTGAGGTAGTGATTCACCGTGGTTGCCGGTGCTGTACCCTCTCGAAGCTGCTTCTCTGCAAGCTCAAGCGCCAGGTTGATCATTTGCGCTTCGCGTTGCTCTACAGTTCGAGCTGGTTTAGAGGGTGTTGCGGCCCTTTTACCCATAGTTGCTCCTTAGATAGAGGGCGTTTGGGGCCAATTGAGGGCTAGATTCTAGGGCCCGTTGTGAGCGAGACCAGCAGGAAGAAAGGAGCACACAAAAACTTCCTGTGGGCCCTAGAACCTAGTCCCCAATTGGCTTTCCAAATATCCCTCCGGGGAAAATAT